CGTTGGTGGAGCCGATCTTACTGTTCGGTAGCGTGATGGTATTGGCAGTATCAATGCGATGCACAGGAACCTCCTAAGTATAGACGAATGAAACGCTGGTATGCGCTGGGCAAAATTGTTGAATCAGCCATTGGAAGTAGGCATCGCGCGCGCCGTGATGACAATTCACGATCCACGCAAAAGCGCCGCCCCATGGATTGAGCACCGCGTTGCAGAGTGAGTTGGCCACCATGGGCGGGAAGGCGTTGCTGGTGATGGTCACGGTGTAGCCAACGGACAACGCCAACAGAATGAAGAACGTCGTTGTGGGAGTCTGGCCCGATACCTGCGCCGCCCATAGCGCAGCGCGCCGGTCGGGGATGGTTTGCGGCGGATTCGGATTTGTGCCCGGCAGCCCGTAAGTCACTTCCCAATCTGGCAGTAGAGCAAGCGTGGTGCGCGGGTCAAACTCTTGAAGAAGCGAGTCAGCTGACTGTTTGAAAGCGTCGAACCGAGTGCCAAGGCCGTCCAGTAGGTTGCCAAAGTTGCTGCCCGGAGCCGCTAGCCACGGCATCCCTTCGGGCAGCAGCTGCTGGAGTACGCGCCCATAGTTGATAGGAGCGGCAACAAAGTTGTTGCCGCCCGTGGGAATGCCCGCCACCGTAACGACGCAATTGGCGGGTGTGAATACGTAGCCCGCCAGCACAGGCGTGAGTACATAGCTGCCATCGGGCACACTAGCGACAAAGTTCCCGGCATTGGTAGTTGCTGACGCCATCAACGATGAGCTAGACGGAGTTACTGCAACGAAGTTCACCACTACGTTGTCGATGCCGCTGCCCGTGGCGTCCGATATGTTGCCGGCTACGTTTACGCTCATGACCAGGTGACCGCGCCCAGCGTGGGCATTGTGGGCGTCGTGTAAATCTGATCTGACGCCGGAGCAACAAGTACGAAGTTTTGTACTCCGATGGCCGCCTCGATGGCTGCGTTGATTTCTTGCAGATAGATAGTGCAGCCGACCGGCGTAGCGTAGGCCGAAAACATGGCCGCCAGCCCCGCGAGAATGGCCGCCTTAGCGGCCGGAAGATTGGGCGTAGGAACGCCGCCACCGTCTACCGGCTGCAACTGAATGTTGAAGTTCAACGTGGCGCCCGTAGGCGCATAGGCCATGGGCACCGCAGTCACCGGCGCGTTGGCTGTAAGCGCGGCTTGGACAGTCGCCACAAGTCCCGGTTGGATGATAGGTACAAGGCCGTCGCAAACAAAGTACACGGCCACCGTGCCGGGGCCGTTGGCGTTAGGCACTTGCCACGCCCGCGTTACGCCCGAGACGCCGAGCGCCCAGTTAACGTAATCACCAGGGCCGCCGCCGCGCACCGGATTGCGAAGCGCTAGCAGGTAACGGGCTAGCAACTGCTGCGCAGTTTCGGTGTCGGCGCCCGTAGTATTGGTAGTTGTAACGCTGGCGCTTGATGTGACGCCAGTGACCGGCGACACGAGCGACAGCAAGTTACCGTTGGCTTGGTTGCCAGCGCTGCCAGCTGTGGTTGCTGTGACGCTGATGGTGGCCACGCCCAGAGCGATGGTAACGGCCGCGTCCTGGTCGTAGGTGTCGCCACTGCTGTCGGTCCATTGCGTATGGATCGGTACTACGCTGCCATTAGTGCCCGTCAGCGCTATTTGGATGTTAGCCTTGGTCGCTTGCTTGGGAGTAATGCCGCGAATGGACGCCCACTGCGCAACCCACGCTGAATCGGCCGAAGTGGGGATGAGCTGCTTTGACAGCCACATCACGTGACCGTGTAATCCATGCGCTAGGCCCGCCGCCGCCTGCGCTAGTACGCCCTCGGTGTTGTAGCGAAGGAACGGGTTAGCGCCCGGCAGATGAGCTTGGATGTCGCTCTTGGCCTGCTGAATGAGTTGCGAAAGTGTGGGGCGCTGGTAGGGCATGGGCTCGACTCCTAGGGTGCGGTAATGGTCATCTGCCAAAGGCTGGTATATGGCGTCGCCTGACCTAGTTTGTAGACAAGCGGCTGAATGGCGAGCAGCAGCGCCCCGGCAGAGTAGTTCTTCACTTCGACGTTGCAATCCACACGATCGGCTATACCGTCATCAACGAGCCACTGTAGTGCTTCGCGAACGTAGGTGCGGGCATCGTTAACGATCTCACCCGTGTTCGTCGAGCGCCCGAGCAGCCACAGGCGTGACCCGATGTGAGTACCTTCTTGGTCGGCGTAGGCGTCGGCCCACCACCCCTGCCGGCTGCCGCCCAGATTGGGAAGTGTATCGTCTGTCGCCGCGAGGCGATTGGTGAACAGAGAAATGAAGACAGCAGTTTCAAGTGTCTGGTCGACCGATAAGCTACCAAGACCTGGACCGCCGACAACCGATATCGAAATCACAGCCTGCCCGGCCCAGCCTACATTAGCCAGTGCGCCACTAACGCTTCCGCAGCCCGAAGCGCCGCCGCCAGGTCCGCTAATGGGCGAGCCACCAGGATCCGATCCGTCATCAGATGACCGGCCGCCAGGGCCGCCGCCTATAACGGGCAGCCCGCCCTCCCACATGTCTTGGCCAGGGCCGCCGCCCGCGTTGCCGTTGGCCGACGGCCCGGCGGATCCGCCGCCGCCGCCAGCGAATCCACCAAGGGCGTAGGCGTTTCCGTCGTGGCCAGCGCCGCCGCGACGCACGATGCTACCAACGCTAGCCCCTGAAGGAACGGCGCCCGACATATTCACAGCGCTCGTACCACAAACTGCGCGCACCACGCCGCTATCCCACGTGGAGTCGGAGCCAGGCGCGCCTACAACAAGAGCGTGATTTCCTGGCGTAGGATTTGCTATCGTGCTCTCGGCGTAGTCACCGCCAGCGCCGCCGCCGCCGCCGTAGATGCCGTCGGAACCAGTCGCGCCCGCCCCACCTCCGCCCCACAGCTGTACGCGCACAGAAGATGAGCCGCCAGGTATGAGAATGGGATAAGAGCCAGCTGCGGTGAAGTACCTTACGACTGGAAGTACAAGATCAGCCGCTTGCGCGTTGGCGTTATAGGCGATCTTGAGCATCAAATCACCTTGACCTTTGTAGCTTTGACGTCGCTCACTGTCGTTGGCGGCGTAGCCGGTGCTACCGTTGCCGCCGCTGTGCCCCCGCCCGCTGAACAAGTGGTGACATGGACATGCGTGTTGAAAGCAGTGACAAGCGAATTTAGAGTGTCCCGCACCTTCGTGATTTCTGTCTTCACCAGCGTTGCTAGCGCGGCGAAGTCGGTGGGGCTGGCGCCTAGGCTCACCTCGCCGCTAGTGCCGTCGATGTAGACCTGCGTTGCGCCGTTCTTAGCCTTGACCGTGATATTACCCGCCGCATCTAGGTAGACCTGGCTGCCCGAGAGCGAGTAAAGCACCGTGTCGCCCTCGGCCAAGCCCTTGGGGCGCGTAGCGCGGTCCGCCACGGCGTGGACGACGCCGCTGCCACGAATGCCACCGACCGAGAAGTACAGCGCCTCGGCGCCTACGGCAGCGCGCGACGTGAGGCCGTAGTGCTCGAAGTTCTCGACGTCGTCGGCGATCTCACCGTCGAGCAGGTCCACTTGGACGTTCTGCATCTTGGTCGAGTCGGTGACAAGCGTAACGACAGCGCGACTGATCATCTGCTCGACGCGACGTCGTAGCGAAGCGATGACTTGACTCCAGGCGCTCATGTGTTCTTTAACTCGAAGGTGTGCTTGTGCATAGTGCGTGGCTTTTCCAACGGCTGCGGTGCGTAGGCGCCGGGCTGCGCTAGCTCAAGCTCGGTATGAGTTCCGCCTTCATCGCGGGTAAACGTAACGGTGACAATCAGCAGACTGTCGTCAAACTGACATTGCGGATCCTTTACGTGGACCAGCGTATTGGGCTCCCACAGGCCGCTAGGGTGCTCCCAGCCATCGACAGTGTATGTCACGCGATTGGCCTTGCCGGCACGTACGTTGCGCTCCCAATCGGCGCGCTTCAATAGAAACTGCCCCGTGGTGCCGCTCTCTGCTTGGATGATGGTAGGCCGGTAGCGCGCGCCCTTGGCGCCGCTTACCGCTACCTCGTCATCGGTGGACGCCTTGGTCTGGCTACAGTTCTTGCCGTAAAACGTGTCGCCGTCGATGCCGCGCGCCGACTTCTGCGACTTGACGATGTACTGTGAAAACCGCTCGACAAATGAATCTGAGCGGTGGCACTTGAGAATATTCTTACCAAAGACGAGCGAATAATTAGGCACCTGCTTAGCGTTGGTGCTCTGCGTTAGGACGAGATTGCCCGTGCCGTCCGTCGTCATCACGAGCTGCTGAAGCCGGCAAATCTTCTCCAAGAACTGGAAGGCCGACTCGCCAATGTGAACTGAAACATCTTCTTCGAACGGAACCGGCTTAGTAATACCGGCGCCCACCGATACCGAGAGCCCAAAGGGCTTGACCACAGCAAGGATGATGGTCATCGGGTCGGTGTTCTTCTTCCAGGTGCTCGGGTAAGTCACCACCGAACAATCGACCAGATCACCGGTGAAGGAGCGGCCAGTGATGCTCATCGACTTGGACTTATCATCGTAGTCCATCACGTTCTCGTCGATGAATCCCGTGACAACATCTGTCTGTTTGCCGTTGTCGTCTGTGTAAGTAACGACTACGTTTTGCCCGCGCTGGATTGGTATGTCCTGATTCTTGCCGGCCCAGCGCTCGGTCATCGTGACGTTGAACTTATGCGCTAGCTGCTCAAGGCTGCGCACTACGCGCAGGCTAGTCCACCCGCTGTAGATGCGACCGTTGATCTTGAGCGAGAGATTAGGCATTGACCAGAATCTCCAGCGTGACGCCGCCCGCGGCCATCGATGGATCGGTGATGTTGTTGCGTGCGATGAGATCCTCAGCCATGTCGGGCGTCGCGTATAGTTGCTGCGACAGGACCAGGGCTGGCAAGGTTTGCGGCGGCGTGTAGGTGATAATCGCTGGTAGGTTCATCGCCGTGAACGACAAGTGCTGCACCACCGCGGCGCGCAGCTG